GCCACGGCTAACGCGCCTGGCGCAAGCATCAATCTCTAACTGACGGAGGGTACAGATGAAGATCGTGAAGGCGACAGCTTTAGGCTTTTACAAAGGGTCAAGGGTGCGTCCCGGCACGGTCTTCTCTGTGCCTGACAGCATGGCCGGCAGCTGGTTCGAGCTTGTGGAACGGAGAGGGCCTGAGCCCGAACCGGAGCCCGCAGCCGAACCAGCAGTCGAACCAGCCCCCCGCCGCATCAAGCGTTTAGACTTGTGATAGGACGCCGCCATGGCCAGCGTGATTGATATCTGCAACCTCGCTCTGAGCCATATTGGCGACCGAGCCAACATCAACAGCATCAGCCCGCCTGAGGGATCGATCCAAGCCGAGCATTGCGCGCGGTTTTACCCTTTGGCTTTGGATACGCTGTTGCGTATGCACCCGTGGACCTTCGCCACGCGGCGCTTGCTTCTGGCTGATGCGTCGCTAGTCGTCCCGCCGGCGCATCCATGGCAGTATAGCTACGCCATTCCGTCTGATCTCGTAACGGTCATCGGCATCTACTCTGGCGCGCGGCAGTTCGACGAAGACGCGCATGAGTATGAGTTCGAGATCGGTAACGACATCAACCGTACGCGCGTGATCTTCACGAACTGCGATGAAGCCACCATGCGCTACGTCTCCGACGTGACCGACAGCGCGCGCTTTCCCGCCTGGTTCGTGCAGGCTCTGAGCTGGATCTTGGCCAGCCACCTTGCAGGGCCCATCATCAAAGGCGAGCAGGGCGTCCGCACGGCTCAAGCCGCCTTGCAAACCGGCTTATCCTACGCGGCCAAAGCGGCAGCCAATGACGCCAACGAACGCCGCCGCAGTCCTGTGCGCAACGACACCCGCCACACTGCCCCATGGCTGGCCAACCGCGCGCTTATCTGGCCCTACAACGATGAGCCTTACAGCCCATGAGCAATAAGACCTACACACGGTCCTTTAACGGCGGCATCGTCAGTCCAGAGATGTACGGGCGGCTGGATGACGTTAAGAACAACACCGGCCTTGCCGTGTGTCGGAACTTTGTCGTGACCCCGCAAGGGCCAGTGGTCAATCGCCCTGGCACGCAGTTTGTTCGCGAGGTCAAGACCAGCGCCAAGGCAACCCGCCTGATTCCGTTTCGTTACAGCGCGACCCAAACTGTCGTCATCGAAGCGGGAAACGCCTATTTCCGTTTTCACAGCTTTGGCGCAACGCTGCTTACCCCGACCACTGGCGTCAGTGCGTGGGATGTGGCAACGGCCTATGTCGCCGGCGATCTTGTCACCCGCAGCGGCTCGACGTGGTACGCTGTCGCCGCTTCCACAGGTTCTGATCCCGCGACCCCTGCAAACCAATATGGCGCAACGCCCGTCATCACAGCCACATGGGTGCAAGACGTGGGGCCAGTCTCAACCCCGCCAGCAGGCTACACTAACAGCGGCTCGACCCTGCCAACACAGGTTGTGATTGGCCAGAAGCTTTACATCAGCGAGATCACCTACACTTATCAGCCGCCCCCATTTTATAACGAGTGGCTTTACATCGATCTTGAGCCTATCGAGACGGTTGTTTACTACGGCTACACCGGCACGGCAAACACCAGCCCCACGGGGCAATGGTACCAAATGCCGACGGTTTATGAGATTCCGTCGCCCTACGCCGAGCAGGATCTTTTTGACCTGCACTACATCCAAAGCGGCGACATCATTACAATCGTGCATCCCAACTATGCCCCGCGCGAGCTGAAGCGATTGGGCGCGACAAAGTATGTTCTGAGCACGGTCACCTTCGGCTCAACCCTGGCCGCGCCAACGATCTCCAGCGTGACGCCGACCTTAGGAACGTCGCCGTCTCTTGCCCAGACCTACAGCTATGTGGCCACGCGGGTGGCGGACAATCAGCTTGATGAAAGCGTGGCTAGCGCGGCTGTGACAGCCAGCAACCAGTTGTTTGACACAGGCGCAGTCAACACGATTAACTTTGCCACCAGCGCACGGCGCAATGTGTATCGCGAGAGCGGCGGACTCTACGGCTTTATCGGTCAATCCACCGGCACAAGCCTAGTAGACGACAACATTGCGCCAGACACAAGCCGCACGCCGCCGCTCAACCAGAACCCGTTCGCGTCCGACTTCCCCGGCGCGGTCTGTTATTATGAGCAACGCCGCGTCTTTGCCGGCACGCCGCTCTTCCCGCAAACCTTCTGGATGACCAAAGCCGGGACCGAAAGCAACCTGGACTATTCGATCCCGGTCAAGGACGATGACGCCATCAGCGTCAAGATCGCTGCGCGCGAGGCCAACACGATCCAGCATGCGGTTGTGATCGGCGATCTTCTGTTGCTCACCGAAAGCGCGGAATGGCGCGTTGCCAGCGTTGGCGATCTTCTGACCCCAAGCACGATCACGATCCGCCCGCAGAGCTATATCGGCGCAAGCAATGTGCAGCCTGTCACGGCCAACACTGTGGCCATCTACGCCGCCGCGCGAGGCGGGCACATGCGCGCGATCGGTTTTGACAACGACATTCAAAGCTACATCTCAGTCGACCTGTCCCTGCGTGCGGCGCACCTGTTTGACTACAAGACAATCAAGGACATGGCTTACGCCAAAGGACCGACGCCGATCGTCTGGGCCGTCTCAAGCGACGGGCGCTTGCTGGGCATGACCTATGTTCCCGAGCAACAGGTTTACGCCTGGCACTATCACGACACACAGGATGGCGTGTTTGAAAGCGTGGCTGTCGTCAGCGAGGGCAACGACGACATTCTTTATGCTGTCGTAAGACGCACGATCGGCACAAGCACCAAGCGCTACGTCGAACGCCTTGCCAGCCGCTACTTCCCTGACCTGAAGGACTTCATTGGGTCTGATTGCAGCTTGACCTACTCAGGCTCGCCGGCAACCACGATCAGCGGCCTTGGCCACCTTGAAGGCAAGACCGTCACCGTGCTTGCCGATGGCGCAGTCTTGACTTCCCGCGTGGTCACAAGCGGGCAGATCACCCTCGACAAAGCCGCCAGCCTTGTGCATGTGGGCTTGCCTGTTATCTGTGATCTTCAGACCTTGCCGCTGGCAATCGAAGCTGAAGCTCTGGCTCAAGGCACAAAGAAAAACATCAGCCGGGTCATGCTGCGGGTCTACAAAAGCAGCGGCATCTTTATTGGTCCGACAACGGACGAACTGAAGGAAGCCAAGATCCGCACCAGCGAGCCCTACGGTTCGCCGCCGAACCTTTTCACCGGCGAAATTGAGGTTGAGATCCCGCCCGCTTGGACCGATGACGGGCAGATCATTGTGCGCCAAGCCGCGCCTGTGCCATTGACGATTGTGTCAATGACGACCACCCTGCAATTCGGAGGCTGACGTGGGAACCGCTGCTCTAGCATTGCAGGCCGGGTCAGCCGTCACAGCCGGCATTGGCTCTTACTACGCCGCCCAAGGCCAGCGCACGGCGCTTAGAAGCCAAGCGCGCATTGCAGAGATCAACGCGCGCATCAGCGAAGGCCAAGCCCGTGACGCCATGCTACAGGGCCAGATGCAGCAACAGGCCATTCGCGAGCGCGCGGGGCAGATCAGAGGCCAGCAGCGTGTAGCCCTCGGCGCGAACATGATCGACCCAACGTCAGAGACGGCGATCGCCCTGCAAACCTCAAGCGACTATCTCGCCGAGCGCGATGTCAACATGGCTGAAGCCAATGCCTTGCGCCAAGCGTGGGGGTATCGCATGGAGGCCACCGGCCAGCGCAACCAAGCCATGATGGCGCGAGCGACAGCCAAAGGTATCAGCCCATTGCTAGCTGGCGCAACGTCGCTTTTGACAGGCGCTGCGCAAACGGGGATGACCTACACCAGCCTGAAGCAAGCGGGCTATGAATTTCCTGACTGGATGCGAAGAGGGCCACGAGACTAATGCCGCGCGTCCCAACATACGAGAGCCAGATCCTGCAACCGACGATCCGCCAGGGCGAGGCCCGGCAGGTCATCACGTCGGAACAAGCCACCCTGCCTGGCCGCCAAATGCAAGAGGTGGGCGAGGCCATGGGGCGCGTTGGGAGCGCGCTGGGTCAGTATGTGTTGCAGCGGCAGAATGACCTTAACGAGGCTCAAGCCCTTGACGCCTTCAATCAAGCCGAGCGCATCACGCAAGAGCGCCTTAACGAATATACAGCCCTGTCTGGCTTAAACGCCATACGTGACTCACGCTTTGGCGAGGAAGGGCCAATCTCTTATTACACAAGCGAACTGTCTCGCGCTTACAGCGACATCACCGGCGGCCTTAACGCCAACGCCCAAGAACGCCTTCGCCCAAGGCTTTTTGCCCTGCAAACGCGAGCAAGCGATCAGCTTAACAGGCACTTTAACGCTCAAAGCACAGCGTTTGAAACAGAGACCTATGAGACATCTAGGGCGCAAGCGCAACAAGCTATGATTGCCAGCCCGGACAATCCAGAGGTTGTTTCTGAAAGCATAGCGCGCATTGTCACAGCGACAAACCGTCTTGGCGCAATGCAAGGCCAAGACCCAGAAACAATTAGCCTAAACACGCGCAACGCTATCAGCGAAGCTATTGCCACCACGCACGCTGGCCTTTTGGATAGCAACAACATCCCCGCTGCAGAGCGGTTCTTAGAGCAGTATCAGAGTCAGTTTCAGCCCGATGCTTTGGTGGAGGCGCGCAACAATCAGCAAAGGGCTGGAGCTGAATTTTACGGCAACAGAGACGCTGAAACAGCTGCAACCCGCTTTCCTTGGCAAGAAAACTTCAATCAGCAATCAGAAGTTGACGCCTTTTTGCGCGAGCAAGCCACGGTCGATGGCGTTCTCGATCGCAACAGGTACAACGTCGCAAGGATTGAGTTTGATCGCTATCTGGGCAGATCGCAAGATGACTTTTCTGCCACAAGAAACACCGCACTGCAAAACACTTACAGGAGAATGCAAACTAACGTGTCCGCGGCAATCGCGCATTCTGATTTCAATCTCTTGTCCCCAACGCAGCAAGCCGCAATTCGCAACATGCGCGGCTATGCGTCGCCTGAGCAAAGGCAGGAAAACTCTACTGCTTTGCTTTCTAGCGACAATTATGAAGACCGCTTGTCAGACATGACAAGAGACGAAGTTGCAGCGCTGCAAGATCAACTTCCTGCGGTAGAATACAGCCAAATTGTAAACGACTGGAACGCCGTTCAGCAAACTCAACTTCGTTCCGTTTCTTTAACTGGAGCGCCTCGCACCGCGCTTCGCGAGGCGTTGACAATGCTTGGATTGCCAACAAGCGGCGATGAGTACACAACTATACAGTCTCGCATGAGATATTTGCTTGGCGAAGAACAAATAAGACGCGGCGGCGAAATACCACAATCAGAGCTGCAAGGCTTTTTTATTAGAATGCTTGGCCTAGACATTGTTGCAAGAAGCGGTCGAGACAGAAATGTTGGAGAGTTCAGATACAGAGACATTCCAACATCTGACGCTCGCCGCATTGAAGCGGCTTTGGAGCGAGCGTATCAAGATGCTTCTGAAGCAGGCGATCCGAATGCTGAGCTTTACAATCCAGAGCTAGAGGAAAACGTATTGCGTCGGTACCTTGGCGAACAAACTGGTGTATTGCCTAGAGCTAGGGTTCCAGAATGACGGACATTTTTGAAACCGACGACGAAGAAGAAGACGAACTTATTCAGCCGCGCAGACCGCCTATTATTAGCCGGGACTACATGGCTCCATATCAAGAGCAGCCACCAGAACAAAGGCAACCATCAGGCGCGCCAAGACTTTTCGGAACCCCGCAATCCAGCTTTGACGAGGAACAACTAGCCTACCTAAGAGGCGAGCGTCCATCCGTTAGCATGTCTCGTATCAGGGCGCGGACCAACGCGGCACGTTTTGCCATTGGCGATTTTCGGCCAGATGAAGAAGCAGAAGTGCGGCAATGGGCCGATCGAGAGGGGGTCGCCCGCGAGGTTGCTCGCTCTTTGCCGCGTGAGGAACGGCAGACGCAAGCGGCTATTAGCGCGCTAAACCGATCTCCAGTCCTAACCCGTTATTTGGCAAATGAGCCAAACGCGCGCCTTTCCGGCGATGACATTGACCGTCTTGAAAGGGTGGATCAGGCTTTTGATGATGCACGCGCCACGCCGCCCATGTTTGGCGGGCTTGCTCCTGAGGCGCAAGCTTTTGAATGGCTTGCAATGCAAATTGGTGCCGGCTCTAGAAGAGGCTGGCGACGCCAAGAAATTCTTAACAGATCGGCCCAGGTTGTTAACAATTCTCTCTTAAGCCCAGAAGGAAGCCGCCCTCCAACCACAGAAGAACGCAACGCTTATTTGCGCGGGCAAGAAGAAATCGAGCGGTTGGGCATGAGCTTTGATCGCCCAATTGAATGGGCGTCTGGCGCAGTCGCAGAATCCGCCGCTTCAGTTTACTTTTCGCTTGAGCAAGCGCCGTTTTTTACGGCTGCAGGAGCTTTATTAGGCGGTGCTGTTGGCGGATTAACAACCCGCACTGGAGCAGGTGCAGCTGCAGGCGCTCGCACTGCTGGCGGCATTGGTTACACCGGCAGCATATACTCAACCAATTTTGGCACTCAGTTTGCCAGCGCCTACATGACTTATTCCGAAACTCGCCTCAACACAGGCGAGAGGATGGACCACGATACAGCCTTAGGTGCGGCGACATTAACCGGGGTTGTCAATGGCGCTCTGGATGCAGCGGTTGATAAGCTTCTTGTCGACAGGATAGCGGGCGTTGATCGTTTGTTTTCTCGCCGCGCTGAAGACACGGTCAATGAGCTTTTGCAAACCCCGCAAGGCCAAAACATTCTGCGCAGAATCGGGGCAAACGCTGCGGCAGCCGGGACAATCGAAGGCGCGACAGAGTTCCTTCAAACTTTAGTTGAGCTTGGCGTTGGTCAAGGCGCTGTCGCCACTGCCGAAGGCGCACCGCTGATTGAAGCGATCCCTGAAGGCATTGGCGAGGCTTTTTCGCCTGAAAGTTTAGCCGCTGCAAGCGCGGCAGGCTTGCAAGGCGCAGTCGGCGGTGCCGGCTTGGTGGTGGTCACATCGCCTGCAACCGCCTCTTTGGAGGCTTATTTCCAACGCCGCGAACAGCGCTCGCAGGAACAACGCGCCGCGACCGCAGAAGGCAGAATTGAGATTGTCGAAAACGCCATCGCAGCGGCCAGCGAAACCCGGCTGGTTGATCGCGATCGGGGCGAGCTGGCGCAGTTTATCAATGAGGCCACAGCCGAAAGCTTGGTTTCGACAATCTATGTCGCGCCTGCGGATCTTCAGTCTTTGGCGCAAGAGCGCGGCGTTACTTATGAGGCTTTGGCCCAGTCCATAGGCGCAAGCGCAGAACAGATTGCTCAAGTTGACGCGACGCCTGGCACGCTGATCGAAATTCCGATTGGCGACTTCATTGCAGCGGTGGCCAAGACTGACCTGCAACAAGCGGCGGTGGAGATCATTAAGACCGATCCCATGCTTTTCACCCGGCGCGAGATCGGCGCTTTGCGTGAGGCAGGGCAAGAAGAGGCTATCACTGTCGCCGAGCGGCTGGCGCAAGACATGGCCGCAGACATCGAAGGCCGGACTGAGGTAGCGGCGCTAGAGCGGGACTTGGAAGCAGAACTTGCGCCCGTGCAACAGGCGATCGAAGAAGGCCTTGCGCCGCTCATCACAGACGGCGCGGCGAGGCAGATCGGCGACAAAGGCGTCATCCCTTATGCTCGCATCACTGCGCAATCTTATGCCGTGATCGGACAAATCGAAGGCATTACCGCCAGCCAGGCGCGGCAGCTTTATCCTTTGCGGTTTGCTGCTATGGAACGCGGCGGCCAAGGTCTTGGCCAACCAATCGAAGAAGGCGCCCCTGTCGAAGGCGGCCCCGCTGTGCGTGCTGGCAGGCGCGAAATCCCTGTTCTGCCTGAGCCTAACACCCCAGAGTGGAACGCCTTGCTGCAAGCTGTTGCGGACAAGCAAGCTCGCGGCGAGCGCCTTACCGCCAATGAACGCGCGATCGCCAACCTCAACCGCGAAGATGCAGCCGAGCTGTCCCGCATCTTGCAACGCATTCGCGACGGCAAAGAGCTTACCCCTGCCAGCCAGCGCTTCCTGCGTGAGCGCGGCTATGATCCGGTGACGGGGCAGCCGGTGGAAGAAGGGTTTGGCCAGTCGCAAAAGCGTTCGCGTCTTACGCCTGATGAGGCGCGATTGGTGCAAGAGCGAGCCGATGAGCTTGCCAATGCAGCCATTGCTGCGTCGAAATGTAGCGCCAAAACTGCACACATAACAGGAGGCGCTTTGACTGTTATGGCCGTTACTGGCCGATCAGGATCTCCAGCGGCGGCAGGCCTTGGTGAGATGATCGCAGGCAATCTTTTAGGCCTTGGAATCGGCGGCGCAATTGCCACTGTGCCTCTTGTTATGCGAGCGCAACAAGAAAACCTTAAAAGGATGGCGGAAGAAGCGCGCATTGAAGGCCAAACTGAAGAAGCCAGACAACGTCAAATGCAGCTTGAACTGCAAGACTTTAGTGCTTTCGTCGACGGAAAAATTACCGAACTGAACCTGCCTTTGTGGCGAGATCAGGTTCTTCAGTATGGTTATACCAGCCTTCCAGAAGACGCTGATCTTGGGATGATGGTGCAGCTCTTTGCCGGAATCGAAAGCATTGATCCAGCCTATCTTAACTCAATGATTTCAAGAGAAAGCAGAGGCCAGCGGACAGCGGCCAACCCAGAGTCTACAGCTTTGGGCGTGGCTCAGTTCATTGAAGAAACTTGGCAAAACGAACTTCGTGTCAACGGGGCGCGCTACGGATTTACGGGCGACCCAAAGACCGATGACGCGTCTTGGTTGCGCACTGATCCGCGGCTAGCTATCGCCATGGCTGCGACTTTTACACGAGACAACGCCAAGACGTTTCAAGAGCGCACGGGCCGCGAGCCTACACATCGAGACGCTTACGGGGCGCACTTTTTTGGAATTGACGCCTATTTGCGAGCGTTGCGTTTGGCGGCAGAAAATTACCCAAATGCGGCAAGGGCGTTTCCAGCCGCGGCAGAAGCTAACGAAACAATTTTCTTTGACACGCGGCGCAGCGGATGGCGAATCAACCGGCAAGGGGACCGCGTGCCAAATTACATTCGCCTCCGCAATCGTTCTGTGAGCGAAGTTTTGGCAAACCTTTATCGGTTCAAGCGCCCTGTTAGCGTGTGGGCGCAAACGGAGCCCGCCAATGACTAAGAGGTTGCTTGCATTTCACAGGGGAGAGGCGTGATCAAAATTAACCATCCTTCCATGCCTAATTCTTGGGCCATGAGTGCGTCCGCAACGCCATGGCGAGCAGCTTCACATTCGGCTTGAGAGGCAAACGCTCGGCGCTCATGGCGAAAATGCGGCGTGTCGCCAATCCACAGCACAAAGATCACGGTAAAAACCCACATGCGACAACAGTGCATTAACTCCGCCGAAAAAGCCATTGGCCGTTCGTTCAATGACGGCGAAGTGAACTTTGTCGATGCGGCTATTGCGCGAGCTGGCGCGGACCTGCAAGCGCAAGACCCCGATGCTTGGAACCAGATGTCCCCAGCTGAGCAATGGCGCGCAGCGGGCCAGCGCGCGGCGGAAGTTATGCGTGCAGAAGCGCAGCAGCTTGTGGAGCAAGCTGAAGGTGGCGCGCAGATCGAAGAAACAGGGCAGCCGGAGGGGGAGGCGTATGCCGCCCGCGAAGCCGAAGGCCAACGCCAACGCATCGGCGAATACTACCCCGCCTTAACCGAAATTCGTCTCGGCCCCCAAAGCAACATGTCCACTTTCTTGCACGAGATGGGGCACCACTTTCTCGAAGTGCATGTCAAGGTGGCAATGAGCCTGCTTGATCGCCAAGCGCGCGGCGAAACCCTAACCGAGCGCCAGTTGCAACACATCAGAGACATGGAATTTGCCATTGGCGAAATGGCGCGGCAAGCGGGGGAGCAGCCGGCGCCGCCTGAGGCTGAAGGCGATGTGTTGGCGCAAGAAGAAGTTCTTAACCAAGCCCGCCTCACCATGCGGACGCCTGAAGAGGAAAAAAAGTTTGTTGATGAGGCTGTCGTTAGTTTTGGCGATGGACATTATTATTTCCGCACAAGCGACGGGGTTGTGTATGTTAAACTAGAGCCAATAGACACGCCACGGTCAAAAAGCGTTGAAATCCAATACTGGTTTAACGATGGAACTGGAGTTCGAAATAATGCTCCGTTGTCCGAATCCATCAGAATTACGCGGCGCATTCATGCTATTGTAAAAGCTCATGCCGCTTCGCATGGCCCGCGCAGCTATAGCTTTGTGGGCATTACAGACAGCCGAGACAGGCTTAATAAAGCTGTTCTAACCCGCGATCCGCCAAAAGGGTACAAGTTTGCCAAAAGAAACGATGGAACAATGTTGCTGGTGCGCCAACCAGATGCGCCAGCGCCAACTAAAATAGACATCGGGCTAGACGCTTATGACGCTCTTAACATGGCGGACTACTATCTTGCCACGACATACGAAGAAAAAGAGGCTGCCCTTAATAAGGCTATCACCGAAGGGATTGTGCTGTATCAAGAAGAGGAACCCCCCACCGGCCAACCCACCCCCACCCCACCCTCAGGCGCTGACCTCATCCGCTGGTTTAATGGCCTAACCATTCAAGAACGCACGGCCATGCACGAGGTCTGGGCGCGCATGACTGAGCGCTATTTCATGGAAGGCAGGTCGCCAACGCCAGCGCTCGACAATCTTTTCAACGTGTTCAAAGACTGGCTTGGCAAGGTCTATCGCTCGATGACGGAACTCAACGTCGAACTGTCCAACGACGTGCGCGAGGTCATGGACCGGCTCTATGTTGCGCAAGGAAACACGCAACGGGCGGAAGAGGCCCTTGGCTTCAAGCCTGCGTTTACCGCCAAGCCCGCCTTTATGACCGAACAGGAATGGCGAGCTTACCAAGAGCTAGGACGACAAGCCACGCAAGAGGCGACCGCCGATCTTGGTGCGCGCACCTTGCGAGACATGCAATGGCTTGGCAACGCCAAAAGCCGCGAGCTGCGCAAGCTGCAAGCTCAACACCGCAAGCTTCGCAACGCTATCAAGGCGCAAGTTACGGAACAGATCGCAGACTTGCCAGTCAACCGGGCGCGTCGGTTTATTGCGCGCGGCATTGGCCCAGACGGTCAGCCTATTCCAGGACCGCATAAGCTGTCGATCGCAGCACTGCGCGCTCAGTTTGGCGACAGCCTTGACTGGCAAAGCCTTGGCTATGGCAAATATGGAATGCTGGCCGAGACGGGATTGGACGCCGACACTCTCGCCGGCATGCTTGGTTATGACAGCGGTCAGGCCCTAGTGACCGATCTTCTGACGCAACCTAAGCAGCAAGACGCGATTGAAGCCGAAACCGATCACCGCATGCAGATGCAATACGGCGACACCTACACGCCGCAGCAGATGGAGCGTCAGGCCCTTGACGCCGTGCATAACGGCCTGCGCGGTCGCTTCCTAGCGGCGCAGCACGCCGCTTTGGCGAAGGCTGTTGGCAGCAAAGCCTTGCTGCGTGAGAACGCCCGCGCTGCGGCTGAAATCATTGTCGGACGCCAAACGGCTAGCAAGCTGAGTGCGAAACAGGCAAGCGCCGCAGAGCGCAAAGCCGGGCGCGCAGTGCTGATGGCGCTGAAGAAAAATGATCTTGAAGCCGCCGCAACCGCCAGCCGCGATCAGCTTCTGGCCTTCGAGATCACCGCCGAAACGCTGCGCCAGCAGAAAGCCTACCAAAGCGCTCGCGCTCTGTTCCGGCGTGTGCGTGCTGGCAAAAAAGAAAACGTCGCCAAGAACCGGAACTTCGATCTTGTCATGGCGGCGAGGGCGATCTTGAGCATTTACGGCGAGGGCACGCAGCGTCAGTTTGAGCAGAACATGGAGTATGTCGAGCTGATCAAGAACTACTTGCCGACGCTCTATCTCGAAATCGAACCCACAATTACAGAAGCCAACAAAAACAACACTCGCATTGATGATATGCGGGTCCGCGAACTTACGGGTTTGCGTGACACGATTGACCAGCTTTACACGCTCTCGCGAGAGCAAAAAAAGCTTGAGATGGAAGGCCGCGCGGTTGAGTTTGAAGCCGTTGTTGAAGGCTTGGTTCAGCAACTGGAGCAATGGAAAAAGCCCGGTCGCACACGCCCGACTACAGACCCGACAGATACGAAAAAATATGTCTTTTCGGTCATGGGCTTCAAAGCAGGCTTGCGCCGCGTGCAAAGCTGGGTGCGTCTGGCTGACGGCGGCAAGGTTGGCCCATGGACGCGGCTAAACCGCACTGTGTCGAAGGCGCGCGACGAATATCGAAAGGCTTCAGCAGGCTACACCGAGCGGCTGCTTGCGCTGTTTGAAACCATCAAAGACGGCATTCCCAACGGGCGCATCGACGCAACGCGCCCCGGCGAGCTGAACCACATCTTCACGTCTAAGCTGGAGCTGTTACACGCTATTTTGCACACCGGCAACGACAGCAATAAGCGTAAGCTGTTGCTTGGCCATGGCTGGGGCACGCTTATGCCCGATGGCAAAACGGTGGATGATAGCCGTTGGCGCGCCACAATCAACCGCATGGTGGCGGATGGCACGCTTACCAAAACAGACTTTGATTTTGTGCAAAGCGTTTGGGACTTGCTGGAAGACACCAAGGTGGGCGCGCAAGAAGCCCACCGGCGCATGTACGGGCGGTTCTTTAGCGAGATCACCGCGCAACCCGTTGTCACTCCTTTTGGCACATACCCAGGCGGCTATGCGCCAGCGATTTACGACAAGACCGAAGGCATTGATGCGGCGCTTTTTGAAAATCAAGACATCCTTGAAAGCGATGCGCGCAGCATGTTCCCGACGCCAGAAAACGGATTTACAAAAAACCGAACAGATTACATTGCCAAGCTAGAGCTGAACATTCAGCTTCTGACATCGCACGTTGATAAGGTGTTGCGCTTCACTCATCTTGGGCCGCCTGTGTCTCAGGTTGCCCGCGTCATGCGCAATAAACGGGTTCAAGCTGCGCTGACAGAGTACGATAAAAACGCCTATGCCAACATGTTTTTGCCGTGGTTGAGGCGCACGTTTAGTCAGATTGTTGAGCAGCCAATCGCCAATGATGATTTTACGTTGCTGCAAAACATCATGCGCGAAGTGCGCAGCGCATCTGGACTTGGCATTTTCTTTATGAGCGTGGTCGGCGCTGCGCAAAACATTGTCGGCGCGCCGTTTTTGACTCTTACGCGCATTGGCGGTGTCAAACCGCAAAGCCTTATGCAAGCCTATGGTCGCTACATTACAAACCCTGGCAAGGTTTCCAAAGCCGTGGCCGAAGCCAGCGTTTTCATGGAAGAAGACCTTAGCAACCGCATTCGCTTTATGGACGGGCGCATCAAGCAGATCATCGATCCCAACAACAAGCTGAAGCAGCTCAGCGAATGGTTTGCGCAGCATGGCTACTTCACGCTTGCGGCCACACAAAACATGTCGAGCATTATCGTTTGGTCTGCGGCATACGATGAGCAAACGGCTAATGGTTCAACGCATGAAGACGCTGTGCGGTTTGCAGATGAGCTGGTAAAGGAAACGCAAAGTTCGCAGAACCCGGAAGATATTTCTGCGATCGAAGCAAAAGACCCGATCACACGCGCTTTGCTAACCCACATGTACAATTTCTTCAACGCGCAAGCGAACCTGCTGACGACGGAAACCCTTCTTATCAAGCGCACGCTTGGTCTCAAGCGTGGGATGGGTCGGTTGCTCTATGTCCATCTCATGGGCTTTGTGCTGGTAGCGGCAACCGGAGAGTTCATCGCCAATATGTTGCGCGGCCAGCCGGTTGAGGATGAGGATGAAGACGGCTACCTTGACGACTGGTTGGCTTGGTTCTGGAACCTTAGTTACAAAAACGCCACCGCGTTTATCCCCGGCATAGGCCAGATTGCTCAAGCCTTAGCAAACAACGCAAACGACAAGCCCTTTGACGATCGCATCGGTGGGTCTCCTGCGATTGGCATGCTTGAAAACGCCGCTAAAGCGCCAACCAGCGTTTACAAGGCGATCATGGAAGAAGGCGATCAAAGCAGAGCCTTCAAAGACGCAATGAGCTTTTTGACGGTGACAACGGCGGTCGCCCCTGGAGTTCCGACTTTGCCGTTTACAATCTTTAATCGCCCCGTCGGCTACGCGCTCGATGTTGCAGAAGGCGATGTGGATTACATCAGCGAATTGGATTATGCACGGGGCTTGGTGACCGGCTCCGCATCGGAGGCTAGCAAGCAATGACAATCAGCTCGGAAACCCGGCGCGCTGGCCCCTACGCAGGCAATGGATCGACCACGGCCTTCGCTTTCGCCTTTAAGGTCTTCACCACAGGCGAGGTGCAGGTCACGCGCACCGCCTCTGGCGTGGACACGGTGTTGACCCTGACCACGCACTACACGGTGACGCTCAACGCAAACCAAAACCTTAACCCAGGCGGCACAGTGACGATGCTGACGGCTCCTGCGGTGGGTCAGTCGATCACGATCACTAGCAATGTGCTGAACCTACAGCCCACGGCAGTGGCGAACCTTGGGGCGTTTTACCCTGAGGTTGTGAACGATAGCCTCGACCGGGCCACCATCCAGATCCAGCAGCTGGATGAGCGCCTTGACCGGGCGCTGGTTGTGCCTGTGTCGTCGAGCGGCCTTAACACGCAACTGCCTGTGCCTCAAAGCAATGCGCTCATCGGCTGGAACAGCGGTGCGACGGCGTTGCAGAATGTCAACGGAACCGGCCTTGGCACGACCACTTACCAGTATGTGCATCGTGTGTTGGCCACGGCGGGCCAGACAGTCTTCACCTTGCCAACGCCTTATGTCCTTAACGCCAGCGCCATTGAAGTTTTCGTCAATGGCCTTCGCCTTGAGCAAGGCGCAACGCAGGACTGGGTGGAGACTAACACCACGACGGTGACCTTCAATAGCGGTCTGACCGTTGGCGATTTGGTGGTGTTTGTCGTCAACGTGATGGCGAGCGCTGTGCCGCTTGCAGCTTTCCCCGCGGCGAGCGTCAGCCCGTTTGGCGCTGGCCTGGTGGACGATGCAGACGCTGCGGCGGGGCGCACCACGCTTGGCCTTGGCTCGCTGGCTGTGATCAATTCGCCTTTGCCGATCGCTGACGGTGGCACGGGCGCAACGGCGGCGGGAGCAGCCTTGACGGCGTTAGGCGGGCAGCCTCTTGACGCGACGTTGACGGCCCTTGCCGGGCTTGCGACGGGCGCGGACAAGCTGGCTTACAGCACGGGCACGGACACTTTCTCCCAGACGGACCTCACTAGCTTTGCCCGGACGATCCTAGACGACGCTAACGCAGGCGCCGTGCGAACCACGCTTGGCGTCGGCACAGGCGACAGCCCGACCTTCGCAGGCCTGACGATTGCGGACACGGGCAACATCGTGTTGGACACAGGCACAGGCACAAAGATCGGCACGGCGACGGGGCAGAAGTTGGCTTTCTACAACGCCACTCCTGTTGTGCAACAGGCCGGGACGGGCGAAACCACAGGCGTTTCAGGTGGCAGCGGTACAAATATTCACGCCAACGCCACTTTTACTGGCAATGTCGGCTCTGCCGCTTACACAATTAGCGACGTTGTTAAAGCGTTGAAAAATCTGGGGCTTTTGGCGTTATGAGCGAAATACACACAATCTTGGCGGACTGGCAGAATGTCCGCGTGCGGATGGTTGGCGATTTGGTGGCTATCGCCGGATCGTTTGACGGCGTCGAGCACAGCGGCGCGCGGGTGGATGGGGTTAGCCTTGCGCTGGATCTCGATCGCATTGCCCGCGGTGGGGCGAAGGTGGCGCCAGAACCCGTGGCGGAACCAGCGCCTGAGCCAGAGCCAGAGCCAGAGTTAACGCCAGAGCCAATGTTTGAGTCCGAATATCCTCCTGCCACGCCAACAAAGTTGTCGTTTGAGGAACTGACTGGCGGCGGGATTATGCTGGTTGAGGATGAGCTTCTCATCCGGCGCGGCTTGGCATGGGCGGCGGTCAGCGATCATGCTGAGGTGTTGGTTGGCAATCTGATCGATCCCAATCGCCGCACCGAAATGATTGCCGAGATCGCGCACATCGCCAACAAGCGGCAGCTTGGTTTGCCGCTAACTCCTTCAGATATGGAAGCTGAAAGCGCCTTCGCCGCATTGCAAGCGCGCGAGGATGAAATCCGTCGCTTTGAACGGCAGATGCGCGAAGCGGTTCGGTATGCTAGTCTTGAAATGCTGAAGGACTTTGACGTGGAGGGCGCGGGATGGCCGACGTAGGACCAGAAGACGGCGGCCCGCGCGCGCGAGAATGGGCGGCGGGCATTCCTGCGTTTAACGCCGCGGTCGCTCTAATTTGGGCGCGCTGGCGACGCTGGATTATTACCGGCGCAGGAGGGGTAGGCCTTGTGTGGCTTGTGTTCCATCAGCTGGCTTTCTGGGCAGTCACAGTGGCTGCTCTTTTTGTTTGGTACTGGTTCGCCGACACGCCTCGCGTGCGCGCTTGGTTGCGGCATTTGCTGATGGCGCTGCGTTTGCGGTTGTTGCCACCGCAATCGGTGCACTTTGTGTGGCGTACGCCTGCGCAAGACTTTGACCATCAGCAAGCACGCAAAGCCTTTGAACAGGTCATGGTGTCGCTGCACGCTTTGCCCCGCGACGTGGAAGGCGACGGGCGCATTGAACGGCGCAAGTGGATTTACGCCGCAACGGAACAAGCAGACGGGCTGATCATTCGGGGCGACGACCCTTTCCTTGCTATTCGGACACGACCCCAAAGCGCGGCTTCAGCCCCCGTGCAGGGGTTCGTGGGGGCGGCGGCGACATTGGGCCTGCCTCGCTGGCGCTCACTGGTCATGGTCGCGCTTGGCGTTGCCGCCGCCCTTCTCTATGCACGCGGTGAGATGCTTGAAACGCAACGCAATGATGAGCGCGCGCGCCGAGTTACCGCAGAAGAAACAGCGCGGGGCTGGCAAGCGCGGGCGCAGCAAAGCGAGACCGATCTTGCCGCATGGCAAGAGCGCCGTGACCAAGACCTTGCAGCGCTGATCGAAGAGAGCCGCCAAAGCCGCGACCTGATGGAGCGATCATTGCGGCGGTCTAGCAGATTAACAGCACGGAGGGCTGAGCGTGAAACTGTGGTTACTACCCCTGGCCCTGTCGATCTCGGCGACAGCCTGCGCGACCTCGCAGCCCCTGCCTCCGCCGACCCCCTGCCCGTCGTGCCCAGCCCCTCCCCCGGCAGTGATCCCGCCAGCTGAATGCACGGTTGATCGAGATGCGCCGCCCGTGTTCGCTTTGCGCGAATTGCCGCCTGCAAGCGAGCAAGCGCGGCATGCGATCGAAGCAGCGCGCCAAGCGATCGACTATGCCGATGAAGTAAGGGTGTACGCGGTGGATTTGCACGATGCATGGGGGCGTTGCGCGGCATGGGCGCGACGGGTGAACGATGAGTGACTTCCTGACAAGCCGCGATATGTGGACCATCCAGCGCGAGCTTGGCATTGCCCAAGCGCGGGATGAGGCCCTGGCCAAAGAGCTGGCCGAGATCCGCACAAGCCTATCAAGGTTGTCCACGGAGATAGGCGCCCACGAGGGCCGCATGATTGCGCAAATGGGTTCGCTGCGGGCCGAGCTGATCACAGAGACAGACCGCGCGGGCCATAAGATGCACACAGAGCTTCGCGACTTGTCCGCAAAGGTCGACGACCAAGGCCGCCAAAGCAGTCGCATGCTGCTTGTGGTCGCTGGCATTGCAGGCGCGGCATTGGGGCTGGAGGGTCTGAGCAAGCTAGGCTTGCTGTGACGTGAGAAAGGGCTGAGATGTTTGACAAGCTAAAAGCACAGTGGGCGGCTATGCGGCCGCCAAAGCCAGAGCGTGCGCCAAAACCAGAGCGCCCCGCCGATCCGCCTGGCGTAATCCCCGAGAGCCTAGTGCGCAGCGCAGAAATCGCCTCTTGGTTGGCGTTTGTGGCCCTGGTCTATTTCCTTTGGCTCTATACCCTTGACATTGCCAAAGACCGCGCCGCCGCGTTGCAACTGGAGAACGTCGGTCCCTTTATGGGCTTAGGGCTTGATTTTTGGTTTCCGTACATTGTCGGTTTTGGCATTGTGGCGATTGGCATACCCTACGTCGCCAAGATTGCCATCCCTGTGTTTATGAGCCTGTCTTGGCGCGGGCAGGCTTGGCCAAAGGCGTGGGCGCTGGTGATCGCCCTGAGCGTGTCCAGCGTTATTATTGCAGGCACGTTCGCTGTGCAAGGCGACGCGCTGATCGAACGTGATCGCGGGTCTGCCGTGGCGGTGGAAGAGGTGCGCCAAGGGCGAGCGGCGTTGCAGGCGCGCATTCAAGCCCGCACGGATGACCTCAACAGGCTGACGGCCCCCGACGACGATACGCCGAATATGCAACAGATGGCCGCGCGCGCCGGCGAGGAAGCGTGGTCTGAGCGGGTTGCTACGGCCACGGCGCAGAACAGTTCGCAACGGCTGTCCATTGAGCGCGCTTTGTCGGATGCACGCGCAGCCGACCGCATCCGGGCGGACATCGAAACTTTACGTGTTGAACTGGCCACTGCGCCCACCGAAGCCGCTGTCAGCGCAACCGTCGAAAGCGCGAGCGGCAGTGTCATTAGCGGAATGCTTGCGTGGGTGGAAACCTATCGGGCAATCCTGCTTAGCCTCGTCATGGACATTGTTTGCCTGATGATGCCGTGGATTGCGCTGCGGTTGCGCCAGGCGCGCGAGGCTCAGTTGGCAGGCCACGAGCCGCCGACGGTGGAACCTGTTGGGGAGGCGATCACTGATGAGGGTCACATGATCCCCGACCTGCGCGGGCAAGAGCCGCTTGAGCCTGAGGTTGATGCTTACTTCGAGGATCTTTCGGCCAAACGATCGGAGGCTGCTCGCAAAGGCTGGAACAAGCGCAAGATGAAGGTGCAGACGCGCGAGGGCGGTGCGTTTGAAACAGCTGGCGTAGTTGAAGAACGGCTAACCGAAAGCCCGTCGGATGAGCGTGTGGTCAGGGAAGTTGCGCCTGTTGTGGTTGCGGCTGTGGCTGAGCCTGAACCCGTCACCAAGCCTGAGCCCGTCATTGAGCTTGAGCCTGCCATTGAGCCTGAACCCGCCATCGAGCTGACCGAAGAGGAAGAACTTTTGGCCCTCTACGGCGAAGACGCCGTGGCCCTGCCCGATGGCGAGGGCGTCATGGTGGGAGACGAAAAAAAAGCCCCCACGGCGTGAACCGTGAGGGCTTCTTCTATTTGACCTTGGCCCAGCGGCGTTGAGCCAACAGGCTTGCGGGACTGGACGCGGTTTGCGCCGGGGTTGGTTGGCGTTGCTGGCTGACGGCCCAGAGACCGGCTACCTTGAGCGCCTCGATCAACACCACAATCGCCTTAAGGACGATGGGCGGCGTCGCAGGCGGCGGGGCTTCGACCGTCGGAAGCGAGGCTAAGCGCTGATGCGCCGCCGCTCGCTGCGGCTCAAGACGGGCCAACTCGGCATTGCGGGTCTCTTGATAAGCCCGCAGCCGTGCCGCCGGGACATTGGCCGGGAGAACCGGGACCGCAGCGATCGCCGCTTCGATCCGATTCACCTCGGCCTGCGCCTCAACCCGTGCCGCTTGCGCAGCCAGATAGGGCGCCGCCCGTTCCGTCTCGATCATGGTCAGCGCCCGGTGCCCAGAGTAGGCATTGAACAAACTGACCCCGACGAGAAGAATTCCCGCAACCACCACACGAGCCCAAGCCTTGCGGCTGACGCTGTGTTCGATCGCGAGCGCTAGAGTGATGCCGAGAATCTCGGACGCCAACACTAGCGTAACCAGGACCACCGCGACCAAACCCGCCGCGCTGGCCCACCAACCCCAGGCGTTGAGCAGCCCTGAAGCCGCTGCAATCGCCCAAATCGCAAACCCAGCAGCGATGACGCTAGCCGGGACAGAAGGTGCTTTCGACATGGATTGACTCCTTGCTTGCTGTCGATAGCAGTAATGTAGCAGCCATGTAGCCTCTTGTCAAGCGGTCATGTAGCTGATACCTGTTAAGCCATGAGCAAGACCCCGAAAAAGCAAGTCACCCTTCGCATGGATGACGCAGAGATCGCGCTGTTAGAGCACTTGGGCCAAGTGCATGGCGGCAAAGGCGCAGCGATGATGGCAGGCCTTCGCATGCTGAGCGAAGAAGCCTATGATTTGCGCGCGGTATCCTCACAGGAACTGCTTGCCGAACTGCAAAGGAGGCTCATCACATGAATGTGATTTGGATTGTCAAGCCGCACGATGAAGCAACGCATCGTGTATCCATGCCTGGATGGCTGATCTATGTCGGCGTGTTTGCTGTGATCTTTGGCGTCAGCATCGGCGTGTGGGTGGCGAGTTAATGTTATGCGCATCTGAGGCAGTCGCCGGAAACCCAAGGGGCGCAAGCTTCGATGCGCATGAAGCCAATCGTGTGGCGAGTGCGATAGTTAATGTTTGGGGCGCTTACGCCACCCCCATCAGTGCAAAGATCAGCGCGCCCAAAAGCAGCCCAGCGCAGAGGCCAAGAGCGGCGGTCATGGCTGCGGCTCCTGTGCTTTTGCAATTTCCGCTTGGATCAAAGCAGCAACGAGGGCGCGGGGTTCGTCGCCGGCTTCGCCAATGTACTTGATCGGATCAGGCCCCGGCGGGAACAGGCCGGCAAACGCGCGCGGCCCGTCGGCGCCTTTCAGGATCATGCGGCCCCACCCCGGCCTCACGCGCTCGCACAGGCCCACGGCAGCATCGAAAGAAGACAGGAAGTGAGGCAATGGTTCCCATTCGCAGTCGTCCTGCCATTTAAAATGCCAAGCGTGTTGCGTTTTAGCGTCATCGTCGTACCAATTCCGATACCGAACGCAGCCGCCAATGTGCAGGGCGATCTCCGCATCCATAGCTCTATCTTCTCCCTTCTCGCCTTCGACGCGGGCAAGGAGGGCTTCGAGGGTGGGGAGGTCAGCGGTCATGGGTGGGCTCCTTAAAACGCAAACGCACTCATCTCGCACGCACACGAGCCATGGCGAAACGCCGGGCGGGCGGGGCGTGTCGCGCAGCCACGAGCAGCGGGGCGCAGTCTCAGTCGGCCTGCTCATGGCGCGTCTCCTGGGGTGGGGGGCTCGGGAAGCGGCATCCAGTGGGTGGGAGCGAGCTCGGTCATCATGGCAACAACTCCATCTGCTCTGGTTGCAGCACCCATCGCGCGGGGGTTTGCATGGCGTCCCAGCGGTCAGCCATGGCGCGAGGCGTGTTCTGGGGGCGGCTGTGGTTTTGCGCGATGTCGGTGCTATCGACTGAGGCGAAGGGCCAGCGCTTGCCGCTGAGCTGCATTCCCCGCAGCTTGTGGAGCGCCGGAGTTCGGCGATGGGTGCGGGCGACTGCGTTCCACATCGCGTCCATGGCCCGGCAATAGGCATCGCCCAAAATCGGAAGGTCGGGCTCCGCCCAGCCGATGCAGACGCGCGGCCATTGGTCGATGAGGCGCAGAAGGCGGCTAAGCGGCTGGCTCATGTCCGCGTCGAGGTGAAACACCGGCGCGCCGCGCGTTCCGTGCGGCCAGTCGCGTATGAGGGCGTCTTGCTCCTGGCTGCCGGCGCCGATCTCGTCGGGGATCACGGCCCATGTCGTCGGATAATCCAGCCACCGATCCGCCCAGGCATAATACCCCGCCCAATCCAATTTCACGCCCCGCCGCCATTTGCTGTACGCGCCGTTGTCGAGCATCACCGATTGACCGATCTCATGGCATCGCGCCACCTGCTCCGGCCGGAAGTGCGACACGCAAAAGTGTCGCCCCGAAAGCTCATAAAGCGCCGCAATCGGCGTGATCGGGGTGCCGTGATAGTGGATCACGCCTGCCCCGCGTGATAGTCGCTTACGGCCTCAAGAAACTCGTCCACGGCCTCGCCATAGCCCGCCTCGCGCATCAGGCGGCACATCAGTTCGTCCGCCGCTTGGTGGAGGAAATGCCCGTCAAGATCGCGGACGAGGGCGCGCATAGCCGTGGCGGCGGCGGCCGGGGAGAGACTGTCATCCGCGCGCAGGCTGCGCTTATCCTGTTCCGTTGTTCCGCTCATGGCTGCGGGTCCGTGGAGAGGGCGGCGCGGGCGGCTTCCCACAGGGCGCGCATTTGCATCACAGTGCCGGCGTAATGCATATGCGGCAGCGAGGCGGCGTCATTGTATTCGCGCTTAAGCAACCTGAGGAGCGCATCGAAATCGCTTTCCTGCAAAAGATCGGCTGGCGCGCGAAGCGCCTCTACCAGCGCCCGCAGTTCGTCTGTCGTCAGGTCAGTCATTGGTCCCCTCGCGCTTTAAGTTGAGACGCGCCACGCAGGCGATACGGAAACTCCGCCAGCGGCCAATAGCCGGGGCACACGTCACCGCCCCACTGAGACGGACCCCAATCGTGGTACGCCTGATAATCGGCGGTCGGCTCAGCAAGAAATCGCCCGCACTCATATTTGCGCGGGCATTCCCCGCCTTGGCATAGGGCGATGTCAGGCATTACAGCAGCCTCCAGAGCAACACCCACGGCGCCCAGGACAGTGCAATAAGCACTGCCCAAATCAGGGCGCGCAGGCGCATGGAGTAGGGGCGGTCAGTCATTCCCATCCCCCGCAAGGGTGGGATCCAAAACCAAACCATTTGACCACGCACGCCAAGCGGCAAAATCGTTGTGTTCACCGCACCAATCGTCGTCATTAGTTGACGGCCATTGCCCTAACGAAAATTCCAAAGAAGCGCGCGGCGCATAACGGCGGCATTTGCCTATAGAGCGACGATTGTCTGGAACACGGTTATCAGCTTGTGAGCGTTTAGACCTTGTTTTTAAACCTATTGTTGGGTCCCAATAACTGCAAGTTTTGCACACGCCAAAAGATGGCGTTTTGTTATTGCTTTGATCAGTCATTCCCATCCCCCGCATCCGCAGCTGCATTGGCCAAACGGCGCAGGCTGGTCACCAGCGCTTCAATGTCCACCAGCGTAGTTTCAATCTGGCGCGTGATCTCCACCGCGCTCTCTTCCAAGTAGTCACCGGCTCCAAACTCGGCGATGTCGCTAACGCTAAGCTGATTCAGCACTGCCGCTGCATGCAAGCGGCGCAGCTGCGTGATGCACGCCTCATACGCCTGCATGGCGCGAGTTGCTTGGCGCTCAACGTCCCAGCCTAAACCACGGCCTTCTTCGGCGATTAGCCGGTGCAAACCCTCAACGTCCATTGTTCTTCCCTTTCACTTTTAACGTCTTTGGCGCAAGCGGCGCGCCGTTAATCGTGGCGCTGGTCAGCCCCTCAGGGCTTGGCGTCACCTTCACAACGTAACCCCGTTGCGCCCAATATTGAGCGATCACACGGGCTAGGCGTTCGTTCTTAGTCACATGCACCTCCTTGGTTGTGAGGTCACCTTATCACCGATGATTGCAAAAGCAACCACTCTTGTAGCTTTTTTTGTGCATCGTCTAAGCCATGGCCAATAATGACCGTGTGGCCAACGCTGGCAAGGTAGGCGTGCCAATCGGCCTGCACTGCCGACACGACCCCGCCATCGGCGCGCTTCATCTCAATCCACAAGCACCAAGCGGGAACGAAAAGGTCAGGTACGCCAGCACTAACGCCTTCGACCTTGAGCCTAGCGCCCGTCGTGCGGCTGCGCGCCTCGCCATTGGGAATGGCAAAGATCCGCACTGGTTTGTGGGTCTGGCGAAACCAGCTGACAAACTCGCGTTGTTCAACGTGTTCAGAACGCGCGGCGACTTTGCGCCCATTGGCGATCGACAACGCGAAAGAAGCGGCTTTCTTGGCGGTATGTGATCGACGTCGGCGCGGGGGCATCTTCTAATATATCCCAAATCGCATGCGTATTTTGTTCCCAAAAGTCCAAGTCTGTGGTTTTAGACAGCTTTTGAAGAAAATCAAAATCATCAGCATCGCTTGCCCAAAATATGGATAAAGCGCCTAGGATCTTTGTCAGCTTTTCCCAAGCGCGATAAGACGCCGCTCCGCCGTGCCACACGGTGAAATACTCAGTTACAATAGGGTCAGTGTAGCTCGCGGGATAGTACCTCACCCGCAACATGTCCTGCCCATTGTTGTGGATATCCCACCGCCAGCTGGCGACTTTCATCTCACGGCCTAAAGCCGCTTCATCCGACATGACTGGCGCAATCTTAAGCGTCAGGTCCGCAGGCTTAGGCGGCGGAAACTTAAACCCACACTTGGGACATTCCCTCACTGCCGTGTGGCATAGCGTAAAGCATACCGGGCAGGCCTTGACCGGCGCTTCACCGCCTTCTGTTTTCTTGGGCCGCTTAACGACCGGATCATCGAAAAAGCCATGCGTGTAGGTCAGCCCGGCAAAGTCCAGAACCAAGCAATAGTCCACATTGTCTTTCAGCCTAGTCCCGCGCCCCAGCATCTGCACATAGAGCGAGGTTGAAAGAGTAGGGCGGCAGCAGGCGATCACGTCCACGTTAGGCGCGTCAAAACCAGTCGTTAGCACATTCGCGTTTGTCAGCGCCCTAATCTCGCCAGCCTTGAACGCGCGGATAATCTCTTCCCGCTCCTTGGCTGGCGTGGTCCCGACAATTGTTTCCGCGATCACGCCTTTTTCCCGCAGCGCATCCCGCATTGCAAAGGCATGGCTGACGCCAACACAGAACACCAGCCAGCTTTGGCGCTGATAAGCCTTTTCGACAATCTCCTCAGCGACAGATTTGTTCAGCGCTTTTGTGTTAACAGCCGCGTCAAGATCCGCCTCAACATATTCCCCGCCTTTCTTCTTGACGCCCGCAAGATCAAACTGCGTGGCGGTAGCCAGCGAGCGCAAGGGCGCGAGGTAGCCCTGCTTCACTAGATCCATAACCCCGATCGGCTCAAGCAGATCCGTAAAAAGGGCAGGCGCATCCGTAATGTAACCATGGCCTAGCCGGTAAGGCGTGGCCGTCAAGCCGATCACTTTAAGGTCTGGCGTCTTAGCCGTCAGCTGCGCAATCAACCGCCGATAATGGCCGTCAGCCGTGTGGTTGATGCGGTGGGCTTCATCGATAATCACGATATCCACGCGGCCCAGCAGGTCCACCTTTTTGGCCACACTCTGAATGCCAGCAAACGTGATCGATTGCCCCGCATCGCGTTGCCTAAGCCCCGCCGAATAGACGCCCAGCGGCGCATCTGGCCAGTGCTGGCGCATTTTTTCGGCGTTCTGCTCGATCAACTCCTTGACGTGAGTAAGCATGAGAATGCGCTGATCGGGATAGGCCATCACCACCAACCGACAAAACTCGGCGATGATGTGGCTTTTCCCCGCGCCCGTCGGCAGCACCAAGCAAGGGTGGCCGTCGTGGTGCTGGAAGTACTCAAACAGCATGTCCAGCGCGCGTTGTTGATATTTTCTGAGCATTGGTCATCCTCCAGATCAGAACGGCACCCAATGCTTGTCGATCAGCTCCTTCGACGACACATGGCCATCACCGTTCATGACCTTTTGGCCGTCGATCATGTAGGCCCCGGTCACCCCGTCTGGGCTATCCAGCATTGTCCACGGCGTCAGGTCCGGGTGGATCACATGCTTGGGGCAACCCTCAATTTGCGCTTCAACGGGGATCTCTGAATCCCACACGGCGCAATGGCTTGTGCCATCTGTCCGCGCCGTGTAGTGCGCGCATGTGCGGCAATTGACCTCTTTCGTCAGCCCAGACACATGGCAAAAATGAAAGCCAGGGCACGTCTTGCATTGCCACCAAGCCGCGCTGGCCTGATACATAGGCTCTGGCATATGATCGGAGCAGGACACCCTTAGGCCCCGCGCGATGGCGTCTTCCGCCGTCAACCGATCGTATTTGACGCGCTCGAAATAGTAACGGTCATCGTCCTTGCAGATCGCCACATACAGCGCCCGCTCCAAGCCCGTCGCGTGCATGTAGACCTGCATCTGCACGTAGTGTTCTGGCTTGACCGTCTCGACGCCTTGTTTTGTCAGCGTAGTGAAGCTCGCTTTGTTGTGCGTCTTGAACTCGGCCACATGCTGCTTCGTTGGGGCCTCAGGCACGCCAAGGACAATGGCGTCAATGGTCCCCGCAACATGGCCTTCGATCGCCACGCGCGCCTGCTCTGACACAATCTCAATTCCCGCCATCTGGAGATCCTTAAGAATCGTCTCTTCCTCGCGTTGGCCGCGCCGGAAGATGCGCAACACGCGCCCTTCAAAACTGCGCGGCGTGGCCCAGCGAAAGCTAAGCCAAAGCCATCGGTCGCAAGGGTGTCCAAGCATGGACGCCCCAAGATGGGGGCGAGGCTCGCGCCCCGCCTCCTCTTGTTGATGGGCCTTATCGATGAGCGCGGCCAGATCATTCTGGGCTTCGGGAAGGGCGCTCATGACCGCTTCTTCCATGGCGGGGTTTGGCCTGACAGAGCTTGGCTTGTCGCCGCGCCGGGTTGTGCAGACGGCTGTGCGGCGGACTGTGCGGCCGACGGTTGCGGGCTAAACGCAGTAGCTCGCGCCTCAAGGGCCTTCCATCCCTTAACATCATTGCTGGCTTTGTACTGCCCATCGGCAGGGCGGATCTCCAGCTTGATCTCGCACGTCCCGCCGATCAGTTGATCGGTATCGGAAATGCGCTCCAGCCCGATCGCCATCATAAGTTGGCCCAGCTGCTGGCGGCCAATCTGCTCGGCTTTGGCCGATGGATTGGAGATATTGAGGTTGCCATAAATCACCCGGCCTTGGTGCGTCGGGCCGATGATGTCGTAACGCACTGCCAAATATTGGCCCGTGTTGGCCTTGTTGGGCCGAGCCTCGACCGCAGCAACCCGCGCCTGATACCAGCCGGGGGGCAGGGGATCATAGGACGTTTCAAGGGCCTCGGGCAGGTCATCAAGGGAAAAATCAAGCTTCATCGTGGTCTCCTTAAAAGTCTGTGCGAATTAAAAGTCTTCGCGGATAGTAAAGGTTGGTCGGCCTGGCGTGATGGTGATCGCCGGAAGCAGGGGTTTCGTGATCTTGGATGCAGCGGCGTCCCAGATTTTTCTGTTCACCTCAGGCTTCCAACGAAACAGCGTCGGAAGATAATCGGTCAGACCATTGGCCTCGGCCAAAGCCTGCAGCTTGTCACCGTCGATCTTCCAGTTGTCGCGCTCGGCGATGCGAACCGTGTAACCGGCCCATTCAGTCTGGCCTTTGGCGATCATGGCGTCTTCGATCTTCCGCCGCTTCTCAATCGCAGCAAGCTCGGCTTCTTTGGCTTCAAGCCATTCGGCGGCGAGGTTCACGACGCACCCCCTTGTATCTTCGCAATGATTTGCCCCAAATCAGGCGCTTCCCACGGCGCAAGCTGGCCAGAGCGATCCTTGGCCAGCCAAAGCCCGTCGCTGTCGCACATCAGCGCCCGCTGCGGCACGCCATCTGCGTCCCGCTCCACACGCAGCGCCAGAACTTCATCGAAAAAGTAGGGCAAAGCTTGGCCGGTCTTGTTGCCGGGCATGCTAGGGCTGTACAGCATGCGGCCCATCTCATCGGCCTGCTTCTCAAGCTTGGCCGTCATGTAAACGTGTTTGCCGGGCAGATCGCGGAAAGCGCGGATCACTTCGGTCATCGTGTCCTGCATGGCGCCATAGGCTTGGCGCGGGTCTTTGGCCACACGCTTTTCGGCATTCAGCACGACTTCAGCGATCTCGCTGATCGAGTCGATGGCCACGGACTGGAAGTCTTGATCCGATTGCAGCCATGCCAAGGCCTCCCTGAGATCATTCATGTTGCCGATCTCAAGGTAGGGCAGGTCAGCGCCAGCCACGGATAGCAACCCGCCTTCCGCTGATAGGGTAACAGGGTTTGGCAGGGTAGGGATGAGCGACGTCTTGCCGGCGCCAGCCTGTCCGTAAACAAGCAGTTTCACGCCATCACGGGCAATCGCGCCCGTGCGTTTGAGGGTAATAGCCATGGTTTTGTCTTTCGTTTGCCCCTTCGGCCAATCCGGTCGGGCAAAGCGACCTTGCGTGTGTTGACCAATTATGTCAACAGCAATGCGCAAAAAAATTATCAGGAGCGATTACATGCAGACCATTGAAGCCATCCGAAAACAGCTACAGGATCGAAACCTGCGGGCTGTGAGCCGGTTGACGGGGGTTGGATATGCCACAATCCTGCGTCTGATGCGCGGCGCGACGCCGTCTTACGCCGTGGTCAAGAAGCTGAGCGACTATTTGGGGGACAAGCGTGACTGACTTGACGCATATCCTAGGCGGCCCCTGGAGCCCGCCGAAGCCCGCGCCGATCGAAGATCAGATCCGCACCGCCATGCAAAACGCAGGCGTGACCCCGCCTAGTTCGATTGTGATCGACGGCACGCTGCACCGCTACCAGACCGGCAGCAAGGGCCAAGCCGGGCATGATAAAGCAGGCTGGTATGTGTTTTTTCCCGATGGCGTGTGCGCGGGGATGTTTGGGGACTGGCGCACGGGCGTGACGCAGACCTTCAGGGCTGAGGTGGGGCGAGAGCTGACGGCCCAGGAGCAGATGGCCATTACCCGCAGGCAGGCTGAGGCCCGCGCTGCTCGCGACGCTAGGGCCGCCCAGGCCGCCGAGACGGTCGAAGCCATATGGTCCCAAGCCGGGGCGGCGAGCGATGACCATCCTTACCTTGCGCGCAAGCGGGTCAAAGCCCACGGCCTTCGCATCACCGGCGATGGGCGGTTGATGGCCCCCCTCTACGATCACACGGGCGCGCTGTCGTCGCTGCAATATATAGACGCCGAAGGCGGCAAGCTTTATCACGCAGGGGCGGCGACAGGCGGGCGGTATTGGGTTGTCGGAAGCTGTGAAGGCGATGTCGTTTACATCGCCGAAGGCTTCGCCACAGCGGCCACCATTCACGAAGTGACCGGCAAGCCCTGCGTGGTGGCGTATAGCGCCAGCAATCTGGTCCCCGTCACCGGCTCCATACGCGAGGCCCACCCGGACGCTGAGTTGGTCATCGTGGCGGACAATGACGCCAGCGGCGTTGGCCAGAAATACGCCGATCAAGCAGCAGCTAAACACCGCGCTAAGGTTGTGGTCATTCCCATCCAAGGTGACGCCAATGACTACGTTGCTGGCGGGCATGACCTGCAGGCCCTACTTAACCCGCCGATCGAGCAATGGCTCATTCCCGCCGATGAGTTTGCAGCCCAGCCCGCGCCGCTGCGATGGCTGGTCAAAGGCTGGATCCAGGCCGAAGCCCTGCACATGATCCATGGCCCTTCAGGCGGGGGCAAGACGTTTGCCGTGCTTGATCTCATGCTCCACATGGCGGCTGGCCGCACTGAGTGGAACGGCTGCAAGGTCAAGCCGGGCGCAATCGTCTATCTTGCCGGCGAAGGACACCATGGCTTGCGAGGGCGCGTTGCCGCTTGGAAACAACACCACCAAGCCGACAGCCTGACAATGTGGTTAAGCCGGGAAGGGTGCGATCTCAACACCAAAGAGGGCTTGCAGCATGTGATTGATCACATTCGAGGCCTGAACCACCAGCCCGACGTGATCGTGGTTGACACCCTGCATCGCTTTCTCAAGGGCGACGAGAACAGCGCCCAGGATGCCAAGACCATGCTCGACGCCTGCGCCCATCTCATGCGCGGCTTTGGGTGCGCGGTCATTCTCGTTCACCACACAGGAGTGAGTGAGGAAGCCCAGCATCGCGCCAGAGGATCGAGCGCTTGGAGGGGTGCCCTAGACATCGAGATCAGCGTAGTCCCCAGCGACAACGGGTGCCTGCGTTTGGTCCAGAGAAAGAGCAAAGACGCCGAGTTGAAGCCGCCCATGAATGGCAAGCTTGAGACCGTTACCCTCGCCGGATGGGTTGATGAGGATGGCGAAGCGGTCACCAGCGCGGTTCTCGTTGAAGCCCCGCCAGAGCCGAAAGAAGCCGCTCTTGCCGGGCACGGAGCCATCCATCACCACCAGAAACTGTTTTCCAGGGCTTGGGTCGAAGGCGGCAAGATTTTGCTTGGTGAAGATCCATTCGTGGCAAGGGATGCTGTGGCCAGTTTGCTTCAAAATGATGGCTACAAGCCGGGGTCGGTCAAAAATATGCTCGCGCCAAGCAGCAAGGGGAAGCCCGTGCATGACCTGCTGAACGCTGAATGGATTAAAAAGGCGTCAGACGAGGGGGAAAATGGCGATGGCTGGATCATTATCGAGCCAGGGTGGAGGGCCTCACTTTTGGTCATTAGTGACTCACTAGTGACTCACCAGTGACTTTTGGGGAAAAAGTCATCGGTCATTTTCAGGTCATTTGTGAGTCATCGATGAGTGGTCAGGAGTGAGCGCAATTTCACTCGGTCAGTCATTCACTTTCTCCCCTCCCCCCGTAGGGGGGGGGAAATGAGTGACCGAGTGAAGTGCTCACTGAAGGTGACCCTAATGACCCCGGTGACCCTGGTAAGAGGGGGGTAGATAGGTTGGTTAAGGGGTGAGGCTTAAAAGGGGTTGGTTAGCTAAGTTGGCTAAGTGGAGGGGCGTGGTTAACACAATGGTTAACGGCAAGGGTGGAGCGACATGAACGAAGATTACTGGAAAGTAAGGTGTGAGGAGCTGGAGGAGGAACTGCGCCAGGTCCGCGATGTGCTGCGGAGGGAAATTCATCCCGTCGTGTCGGCGATGGGAATGATTGCCCCGCAGACCCCCAGCGGGGCGGTTACGATGGTGGCGGCGCTGTACAAGGCCCACCCTCACGCCCTGTCGCGAGAGCGCCTGATGCTGGCGCGGCGGGCCTGCAAGGAGGACGTGGACGACAAGGTGATCGATGTTCAAATCTGCAAGGCTCGCCAAGGGCTGCGGAAAGCCGGAGCCGAAGGGCCGATCATTGTTAACGTCTATGCCGCCGGCTATCGGATGCACGCGAGCGCTTACGCTTGGCTGTCTGAGCGGCTGATGGAGGTGCAATTAGCTGAGGCGCGGTTGACGGACACACGGTTGACAGACGCTACGAACCTTGCTTCTGTCCCCACAAAACACAGGGGCTGATTATGGGTAATCACTTGGACATGGCGCAACGCCAGATCGAAGACCGAGCAGAACTGAGCCGCGTGCGGGCAGAGCTGGCGATCCAGCGCAAGGCGCTCGCTAACCTGGAAGAGCGCGAGGTCGCCATTGTGGGGCGCATGGATGAGCGTTTGCTGGCCGTGGCGAGCTTGTTGGAGGCCGACAAAGCGATTGGGTTGGTGGTGGAGGCGCCCGCTTTGGAAGTGACGATTGAGACAACGCCGGTGGACGCGGACGCGGATGCGGATGCGGATGCGGATGCGGTTGACCTAACTGCGGTTGATCTGGCCGCCGTGTCTGAAAAGCCGTTTCAACGGCCTCCTGGCGCAGTCGCTTTCTGATGGCCGCTATTGGCAACCCCGCCGCCGTCCAGGCCGCAGCTGCAAAGCGCGATCAGTGGGGCCGCGAGCGTTACGAACAGGGTCGCCGCGATGGCGAAGCTCAAGCCGACGCCCGTTATGCCGATCGCCTTGACGCCGCCCGGCAAGAGCACCTGCAAGAGATCGCGCGCTTGGATGAGCGGCACAAGGCAAACGACATTGAGATTCGCGGTGCGGCCTACTGGCGCGGCAAAGTGATCGGTGCTGTCGGCGGCCTCGTGGTGGGGTGTTTTCTGACTGTGCTGACCGGCGCGCTGATGTTTAACCAGAACGAACGCGCTTTGCAGGCTGGCGCTAATGTGGCCCAGGGCGGCATGACCGCGGGGCTGGCTATCGATGCTTTGCAACAAGGGGCAGAACAATGAAGATTGGCGTTGGACTTCCACCCGGTTGGTCCGTTATCGGGACGATCTTTACCGGCGCTCTTCTCTGGATTGGCGCGCAGCTGCCGGCATGGCTTTCTTGGGGCTTTACCGTCTTGACGGCGCTTGTCCCTGATGTCAGTGTGGCCCCTGTTGTTGAGCCCCCTGTGCAGTGATGGCAAAACGTCCCGGCCTTTACGCTAACATCGCAGCCAAGCGAGCCCGCATTAAAGCGGGCTCCGGCGAGAAGATGCGGAAGCCAGGCGCAAAAGGCGCTCCCACTGCGAAGGCGTTTCGCGAGAGTGCGAAGACGGCGAAAAGATAAAACGTAGCTCGCGCGCGGTAATATGAAGAAACCAGGTCGCCCTCCTCACGTCAAAACTGAAGAGAACGCGCAGCGCGTTGAGCAGCTGTGCGCCTATGGCATGGATCACGTCACTATCGCCAAGATTTTTGGCATTAGCCACGACACGCTGACCAAGTATTATCGCGATGAGCTTGACGTTGGCAAAGCCAAGGTTGTTGAACAGGTTGCAAACTCGCTGAAGCAGAACGCCCTTAATGGCGACACGCAGGCGCAGAAGTTTTTTCTGTCAAGCCGTGCGGGCTGGAGCGAAAGCTCACAGCAAAAGGTTGATGCGAGCGTAACCCTTGCCGTCGTCACAGGCGTCCCGCATGCCTCAGAAGCAGATTAGTCTCGCCTACTACCCCCGCGAATGGCAAGCCGAATGTCACAAGCGAAGGGTTAGGTTTCGCGTGTTGGCGCTCCATAGAAGGTCGGGCAAAACCGAGCTTGCGCTGATGGAGCTAATTGACGCGGCGCTTAAGACCACCGCAGACCTAGCTTATTACGTCTATCTCGCGCCGTTTTTGAAGCAGGCCAAGACCATCGCATGGGCGCGCTTGAAGCAGCGCCTGGCCCCGCTCCTGAACGTCAACGCTGTGGCGGTGAACGAAAGCGAGCTAAGCATTAAGCTGGCGCACAATGGCGCAGTGATCCGCATCTTTGGCGGCGACAACCCGGACGCCTTGCGCGGTGTGCGCCTGGATGGCGTGGTCATCGATGAGGTGGCGCAGATCAAGCCCGAGGTGTGGCAGGACATTATTCAGCCGGCGCTGTCAGACCGCAAAGGTTGGGCGCTGTTCATCGGTACGCCGTCTGGCGTCAACCTCTTCAGCGAGCTTTTTTTTCGCGCTAAGACCCTGCCTGATTGGGCCTCGGCGCTTTACACTGTGTACGACACCGACGCCCTTGATACTGATGAGGTCGCCCGCTTGCGTCGGGATATGAGCGAGACGTCTTTCAGCCGCGAGTATTTGTGCGACTTTAGCGCGGCCGGCGAGGATCAGCTGATTAGCTTGTCTGACGTCCAGGCCGCGACGCAACGCCACTACGCGATCACAGAGTATCAATGGGCGCCGCGCATTCTTGGCGTTGACCCTGCGCGCTTTGGCGATGATCGATCGGTCATCTTCCCGCGCCAAGGGCTTGTGGCGTTCCCGCCCATTGTCTTGCGTGGCGTGGACAACATGGACCTGGCCTCGCGTGTTGCGGCTAAGATCGCTGAGTGGCAACCCGATGCGGTGTTCGTGGACGCAGGCAATGGCAGCGGCGTGATCGATCGGCTGCGTCAGCTTAAGCATGAAGTCACAGAAGTCTGGTTTGGCGGACGCCCTATTGACGAAGCGTACAAGGACAAGCGCACCGAGATGTGGTGCGGGTTGGCCGAGTGGATTAAGCTAGGCGGCGCGATCCCTGATGACGTGGCGCTTAAGCAGGATCTTGCTGCGCCGACTTACGCCTTCACGCAGACGGGTAAGCGCGTGCTGGAAAGCAAGGATGACCTCAAGGCGCGCGGGCTTCCCTCACCCGACCTTGGCGACGCCTTGGCCCTGACCTTCGCCGCGCCAGTGGCGGCTAGAACACGCTTTGAGCGCCAGCGCGATGAGTTGGCCCGGCCTCGCTCGCGTGGTGAGTACAACCCCTTGGATATGGTCTGATGGCGATCCCGCGCGAGATTGTGGCCAGTGAGTGGATCGACCGCGCCTGGCCGCTGCTTGAAGAGCATTATGCCGAGCTGGCGACTGTGCCGGACATCATGTTGCTCAAGCCTGACGTCGAACGCTATCAAACCCTTGAGGCGGCGGGGAACTTGTTTGCTATCGGTATGTTTGACACTCATGTCGACATTCATGTCGATGGCGCCGAAACCCTGGTTGGCTACAGCGTTAACATTGTGTGCACTAACCTGCACTATGGCGACCTCTTGATGTGCCAGAATGACTTGCTCTTTGTGCGCAAGTCACACCGGCGCGGCATGACCGGCATGCGGCTGATTACGGCGACCGAGCGCGCCGCCAAAGAGCGAGGTGTCAAGATGATGCTGTGGCACGCTAAGCCTGGGACAACCCTTGATCGGATGCTCCCAAAGCTGGGCTACGAGCCGTTTGAAACTATCCACTATCAGGTGCTTTAATGGTCCAAGCTATTGCAGCCGCCGCCGCTGTCGCTACCGCTGGCGCAACCGTTGCGCAAGGGCGTCAAGCGCAACGTGCTCAACGCAGGGCCGCCGATCAGGCTACTATGCAAGCCGAGATGCAACAACGCCAGGCCGAACGCGAGTTCAACCGCGCCAACCAGAAGCGCCCCAACATCGCGGCGTTGGCCGCACGCAATCGCGCCATGAGCGGCGGTGGGGTTGGCGGCACATTCCTTACCGGCACAATGGGTGCGCCTACATCGAGCGGCATGTTGGGCCGCACGAGCCTGCTAGGATCATGATACCCAAGACCGACATGCTGCGCCGCTGGACGGCGCTTCAGACCGAGCGATCTAGCTGGATCGCCCACTGGCGCGAGCTGTCGGATTATCTGCTTCCTCGCTCGACGCGGTTCTACAAGAGCGACAGAAATAAAGGCACGAAGAAGCACAACGCCATCTTTGACAGCACGGCTTCACGCTCCCTGCGCATCCTGTCAGCCGGCATGATGTCGGGCATGACGTCGCCTGCTAGGCCATGGTTTCGTTTGGCTTTGCCCGATGAAGATCTGATGGACTATGCGCCGGTCAAGTCATGGCTGGCCGAGACGCAAGGGCGCATGCTGAACGTGTTCGCTCGATCGAACACCTACCTCATGCTCCATGCGTGCTATGAAGAGCTTGGCGCGTTTGGCACGAGCGCTTCTGTCATCATGGATGACTATGACGCCCTCATCCACCATTACCAAAGCCCTGTTGGCGAGTTCGCCTTGGCCACGGATTATCGCGGCAACGTCAACACGATTTACCGCGAGTTTGAGAAGACGGTCGCCGAGTTGGTTGCAGAGTTTGGGTATGACCAGTGCTCGCGCACGACCCAGGCGCTCTACAACTCAGGCAATCTCGATGCGTGGGTGCCAATCATCCACGGCATAGAGCCCCGCTCTGACCGCGATGCACGCAAGGCCGATGGCAAGAACAAGCCATGGCGCAGCGTGTACTTTGAGCCTGGCCGCGAGGACGCAGGCGACAAGGTATTGCGTGAGAGTGGCTATGATCGCTTTCCGGGCCTCGCTCCGCGCTGGCACAAGATGCCCGGCGATGTCTATGGCAACAGTCCCGGCATGGAGGCCCTCGGCGACATCAAGCAACTTCAGCACGAGCAGCTGCGCAAAGCCAATGCGATAGACTATCAAACCAAGCCGCCGCTGCAGGTGCCCGCCAACATGAAGGGCCGCGATCTGGATTACCTGCCTGGCGGCGTGACCTATGTCGATGCGCCTGGCGCGCAGAACGCAGTGTCCACGCTGTTCAATGTGCAGCTAGACTTGCAACATCTGCTCTTCGACATCCAAGACGTGCGCGAGCGCATCCGTGGCGCTTTCTATGCCGATCTCTTCCTCATGCTGGCCTCAACCGTTCCAGGCCGCATGACCGCCACTGAGGTAGCCGAGCGGCACGAAGAGAAGCTCCTGATGCTCGGCCCCGTGCTTGAGCGCCTGCACAATGAGCTTCTTAAGCCCCTGATCGACGAAACCTTCACCCGCATGGTGCAGGCCGACCTTGTGCCACCGCCGCCTGAAGCGTTGCAGGGCGTGGAGTTGGACGTAGAGTTCGTCAGCATGCTCGCCCAAGCGCAGCGGGCGATCGGCGTCAATGGCGTTGATCGCTTCGTTGGGGCCCTTGGCGCGGTGGCTCAGATGCGCCCTGAGGTCATCGACAAGATCGACGTGGACAAGTGGGCTGACAGCTACAGCGACATGCTGGGCGTGGATCCTGACATCATCGTTGCATCTGAGAATGTCGCCATCATTCGCCAGCAACGCGCCCAGGCCCAAGCCCAAGCCCAACAGATGCAGGCCGCGCAGATGCAGGCCGATGCAGCGGCCAAGCTTGGCACGGTCAAGACCGACGAAAAGAACGCCGCGACTGATCTCATTAACCTTTTTAGCGGCTATGGAGGAACCTAACATGCCTGGAATGAAACCCTACGGCGCCAAGCCCGCTGGCAAAGGCGGCAAGATGACCCCGCCGCGCACGCCCCGTCGCCCCGCGCCATCTCGCAAAGGAAAGTAAGCCATGGGTGCGCCCGTCGTTTCACAAGCGCTTGAGACGCTCACAGCCACGATCGAAAACAGCGGCAGTTTGTCCGGCGCTGTGGATCTTGGCGGGCGCAAACTCGTGGCGATCGACATGCCGTCGTCGTGGACGGCCGCGTCGCTGACCTTCCAGGCCAGCGTGGATGGCGCCACCTATGATGACCTGTACGATGGCGCGACTGAACGCGCGTTGACAGTCGCCGCTTCGCGTTACCTTGCGTTCAATATCGCGGACTGGGTCAGTGTGCGGTTCCTGAAGATCCGGTCAGGCACAGCCGGCACGCCAGTCAACCAGGCCGCAGCGCGCACGCTCACGCTGGTCGTGCAGCCGTGAGCATGCTCTGGGCGAAGCGCGGATGGGCGTCTCCCGGCTCGCAGTTCCTGCGGGCCGCGGAGCAGCTCGGCGCGACCGACGCCTGGGACTTCGTCGACGGCGTGTATGTGCGATCGGGCAGGGCGACGCCGGATCCCGGCCTCACCGTTACGCGCGCATCAAGCGGGTATGCAGAGACCGCGGGGGGCGTGCTGGTTTCGTTTGCCTCTGGCGAGCTACGGCGCACGGATCGGGGTGTGCTGGTAGAGGGGGCGCGGACAAACGGTCTGACGCATAGCCTGACGTTGCAGACAGGATGGGCGGCGTTGCTTGGCGCGACCATTTCGAGCGCTGACACATTTACGACAACCTCGACCTACGGGTCTGGTGTTGAACCAAATCAGGCTTTAATTGCAGCAGCGGGAACAACAGTGACCAGCTCTGTCTGGCTCAGTGGCAGCGGTGCATGCGAAATCACGGTAAAAGACGTCAGTGGATCGTTTGGGCGCTCACTAAGCGCGCTCATAACACTAACTTCCACACCAACGCGATATAGCTTGACGCGCACCTTGGTTGACGCAAACGCAGTCATGGAAATCAGGTCAGTCGGCACCGCATCGACAATTACCGTGTTTAAGCCGCAGCTAGAAGCGGGCGCGTTTGCGTCGTCTCCGATCGATACGTCAGGCGGAACGGCCACGCGCGCGGCAGACTTGATTGTAGCCAATCAAACGGGACCAACATATCCGATTACTTTATACGCGGAAATTGATGGCGCGACGCCCAATGGCGAGCCGTTTCCAAGATTTTTGCAATGGGAGGCGGGAACCGGCGCGCGTATTGAGCTAGTCAATGCTGACCCCACGCTTACAACGGATCGCACGTATGCCTACGCAGGTATCGGCGGCGGAATTAACGCGGCAGTTGTAAGTGGTTTGTCTGGCCGCAAAAAAGTCGCGGCAAAGATTGAGAGCGGAGCGCTGCGCTTGTCGGCCAATGGTGGGGCCGTTGCAACCGGCACAGCCACCGGCACAGCGCCAACTGGGGATCTGTATTTTGGCAATCGCACAGATGGAGCCCGATCAGCGTTTGATTATCTGCGCCGCGTGGCAATTTTCCCCAGCGCCTTTACTGACGCGCAATTACAGGCGATCACGTCATGACCAGCAAAGCTTTAGACAACGTCGCCAAACTGCGCGATATCGTCAATGTGCGCGATTTTGGCGCAAGCCCGACAGCCAGCGCAACGGTCAACACGGCGGCGATTCAAGCGGCGATTGATTATGTGTACGGCCTCATGGGCGGAGGCGCCGTCCAAATCATTGGCGATTACAACATCAATGGCGCTCTGGTCATCGGGTCGCTGGTGCGCCTGCAGGGGCCAGGGCGGCTGGTGCAAACGGCCTCAAACACGCCCATTATCAAAGTCACCAAAAGCACCTTTAACCAAGGGTGGTCAATTCGACAACTAGAATTGCGCTATCAGTCAGCTCAACCTAGCACCAACACAGACGCTCGCGCCATCATCCTCTGCGAAGCAAACAAGTTTAGTTACAGCTTTATCGTTGAGGACGTGCGGATTTGGCAGGCTGCAAAAGGCATCGACGCGCCAGAGGAAACGGCGTCGTTTGCGTTTCTTGGCACGTTTAACAACGTGGTGATCGAGCAGTGCTCTGATTGGGGCTTCGACTGGCGCAACGCAATCACCGGCGGAAGCACCTACCTGTCGATGAACAATGTCTGGGTCAACAACATCGCGGGACAAGAGATTGCAGGATCAAAAGGCTTTCGCATTCGCGGCTGCGCCACTCTGTGCATTAACGGTATTGCGGCTGATCATGTGCAGGATCAGCCGTTTTATTTTGACGCCTGTGTGGGAAATATCGGCGTTCTTACTGCCGAAAGTTGCGATTTGACAAAATCAAGTGGCGGCGCAGAACTAGTAAACATTTCAGGCGGAAGCCTGACCATCGGCGAAATTGCGCTGGAATCAAATAACATTACAATCAGCGGAACCGCTTTTGGCGCTGGGCTTCGCGTTACAGACGCAGCTTATGTGCGCGTGGGGATTTTGCGCGACAACTTTAACGCGGTAAACGACACAAGCAGCGACGATTATTTCACAATCGCCGCTGCGACAAACGCCTCTGCGGTATATGTTGACAAGTACATTTACAGCCCCAACACAAGCCCGCCAGCCGGTTTTGCGACAGCGCCAAATGGCGCGATTGCGGATTTTAACGCTCCACCAAAACTGCGGTTGTTCAGAGAAAATGTCCGAACGGACGTGCGCGGCGGCAGGACGCACATTTTTGGCACATCGCCGCCTGCGTCCGGGACGTGGGCCAAGGGCGACATCACTTGGAATAATGATCCGATTGATGCTACATCGCCAATCGGTTGGATTTGCTTAGTTGCTGGCACACCGGGCACATGGTTGGAGTTTGGTGCGCCAATTATAACGCAAGCAACAGCTGCGGCAATCGCGGCAGTCGGTAATGCTATTAACACCACCGGAAAATTTGGCGGCAAATTAGTGTGGGACAGCACGAATAACCGCCTGTTGCGTACCCAAGGAGGAGCCGCCGCGGACCCGTGGTATGTGGTTGACGGCAGCGCGTCCGTCACACCAAGCTAAGGACATGATCATGGCATTGAGCAAGACAGTTGAGACACCGCAAGGCTTCATCGCCACTGGCGCATATCATCGCGTTGAAGGCGTCAGCGTGACAAAGACGCAACTGGCGTTTCGCGTGCGGTCCTATGTGCAAGCGGACAAGCCTGCGTTTGGCGATCAGGGTTATGAATGCGCTTATGACCTGACCGGCGAAAACCCAATCCGGCAGGCGTATCTGCATCTCAAGATTTTGCCCGAGTGGGCAGATGCGGCAGACGCGTGATGGCCTGGAATGCTTCTCTCCTTGACGGCCCCGTCCCCATCCCGATTTACGGCGAGCCCGATCAAGACGGCGCGCGCCCCGTCACGGGCTACGAACCCGGTTATCATCTTAACGTCGCGCCCCAGGTCTACACCGCAGAAATGGAGCCCTATCTCATGACCCCCACGGTTCCGCGTCGCGTGTTTGCGGGGGCGGAGACGGTGTTTTTAAGATTCGCCGATGAGGCCGAAGCCCGCAGCGCGCTTGGCGCTTACTGGATGGAGCCAACAGAATGACCAACGTCATCGACGCCCCCATCGTCACCCGCCTATCGCTTAACCCCGAGCGCGTGCTGGAAGCGGCCCTTGGTAAGCTGAGCGATGTGGTCATCATTGGCTACACGCATGACGGCGAAGAGTACTTCGCGTCATCCGAAGCCAACGGCGCGGAAGTGGTGTGGCTGTTGGAGCGGGCTAAGCTTCAGCTTTTGCGCATGGGAGACGGCGACAATGCCTCTTAAGCGTGGCTCATCCAAGGCGACGGTAAGCGCCAACATCCGCACCGAGATGGCGGCAGGTCGCCCGCAAAAGCAGGCGGTGGCGATTGCTTTGTCCAAGGCTGGAAAGAGTAAACCGAAAACAAAGCGTTAACACAAATGACCGACTTCGACCCCTTCGACATCCAAACTGCCCAAGCCCGCGAGAATGACCGCAGGCACACGGCGGCTATGGAGCGTCGTGCAGAGGCTGAAGACTGGTCTTGGTTGCTCGCCAGCAAGCGAGGCCGGAGAATTGTGAAGGAGCTTCTCGACGTGTCTGGCGTGGCGAGATCGAGCTTCACCGGCTCAAGCGAGACCTTTTACCGCGAAGGCCAGCGCGCCATTGGGCTGCATATCTTGCGCCAGGCTTGGGCCCACGCGCGCGAGGAAGTGCCAAACCTACTGAGGGCTGACGATGAGTAACGAAACGACACCAGAGACGTTGATGACCGCCGCAGAGATCACCGCAGGCGAGCCATCTACGACGGCCAGCGCCACCGATGCATCGGTGACTGGCGACCAGCAGCCGGAGACCGGCAGTAGCACACCGCCCGCGGAAGACCAGCCCGCGACCAGTGGTGAAGAGATTGACTATGCTTTCACCTTTGAAGGGGACGTCGATGTTGACGCAACCTCGCTCGAAGACCTGAAGGCCCTAGCCAAGGATCTTAAGCTACCGATCGATCAGGCGCAGAAGATTGCCGATCTTGGCCAGAAGCAAGCTCAGCGCTGGCTTCAGGCCCAAGAGCAAGCGATCCAAGACGCCACGGCCCAGTGGGTTGAACAGGTCAAAACCGACAAGGAGCTTGGTGGAGAGGCGCTTAACGCCAATCTGGCCACGGCCAAGACGGCCTTGACCCGCTTCGGATCTCCTGAGCTGACAAAGCTGTTGGACGAAAGCCGCCTCGGCAATCACCCGGAAGTTATCCGGTTCTTCCACCGTGTCGGCAAGGCCATCGGAGATGACAGCCTAGTGCCTGGAGGCAGGACGACCAATCGCCCCGCTAACCCGGCGCAGCGTCTCTACGACAACTCTAACCTCTCATAACGTAATGATGTAAGGATACAGCCCAATGGCAACCCTTTCGACTATCCACCCCACGCTGATGGACGTGGCCAAGCGCCTCGATCCGGACGGCAAAATTGACACTATCGTTGAGATCCTCGCGGAAACCAACGAAATCCTCGAAGACATGGTCTGGATGGAAGGCAACCTGCCAACCGGCCACCGCACCACGATCCGCAGCGGCTTGCCCGCCCCGACTTGGCGCAAGCTTTACGGCGGCGTGCAGCCGACGAAGTCCCGCACCGTGCAGGTCACGGACACCTGCGGGATGCTCGAAGCTTACGCCGAAGTGGACAAGGCCCTTGCCGACCTTAACGGCAACACGGCTGCGTTCCGCTTGTCTGAGGATCGCGCGCACATCGAAGGCATGAACCAAGAGTTTGCGTCTTCGTTGTTTTACGCCAGCGAGGCCACCGCGCCTGAAGAGATCACGGGCTTCGCCCCGCGCTTCAATCTCAGCACGGCAGAGAATGGCGAGAACATCATTCGCCAAAGCAATGCCCAACCGGACGGCACTGACAACGCATCGATTTGGCTGATTTGCTGGGGTGAGAACACCTGCCACGGCATCTATCCCAAGGCGTCTATCGGCGGCTTGCAGATGACCGACAAGGGGCAAGTGACCATCGAAAACATCGACGGTTCCGGCGGGCGCATGGAAGCTTACCGGACCCACTATCGCTGGGATTGCGGTTTGTCTGTCCGTGATTGGCGCTACGTGGTTCGCATCCAATACAACAGCGAAGACCTCGTTGGCGATGCAGCCTCTGGCCCCGATCTCTTGGACCTCATGACCCAAGCGCTCGATGTGCCTCCCTCGTTGACCCTCGGTCGCCCGGCGTTCTACATGAACCGCCGCGCTCGCTCTTTCCTGCGTCGCCAGATGCTGGAGAAAGTCGCAGGCTCAACCCTGACGATGGAGCAGATCGGCGGCAAGCTTGTGCTGGCCTTCGCGGGCATCCCTGTGCGTCGCTGCGACGCCCTTCTCAACACTGAAACCGGCGTCGCCTAAAGCGAACGGGCAGGAGACATTCCTATGATTATGGATGAACGACTTGAGTTCGCTGACAACGTGTCCGTGGCGGCTTCGGCTGGCACGGCTTTGATCGGCGATGTGATCGACCTTGGCGCCACGACCCAGGACGTTGGCAATGGCGAACCGCTGTTTCTGGTCATCAAGACTGGCGCGACGGAAATCATCACGGGCGGTTCCGCTGGTACGGTCAAGTTCCAGCTGGCTTCTGACGCTCAAGCGGCGATTGCCACGGATGGATCGGCTACGGTTCACTTTGACACGGGCACGATCGTCACTGACGACGCAGCAGCGAACAGCGCATTGCTAAACGCGGGTGCGACGATTGCCATGGTTGCTCTTCCTCTGGGAACCTACGAGCGTTACCTTGGCATCCTCTGCACCACGGCGACGACCACGACCACGGCAGGCACGATCGACGCCTTCTTGACGAAAGATCCGTCGAAGTGGATCGCCACGGCTAACGCGCCTGGCGCAAGCATCAATCTCTAACTGACGGAGGGTACAGATGAAGATCGTGAAGGCGACAGCTTTAGGCTTTTACAAAGGGTCAAGGGTGCGTCCCGGCACGGTCTTCTCT